CTATTGTTCGCGGAGTCAGTATACGCTCTTCTGGTGTAGGAAATATCTCTTTTAGCAAGTTGGTTCTTGTGGTGAGCAATATTTTTCTTTCCAAGCCTCGACACGCTCATCAAAGGTAATGTCGAGGATAGGGCACACGACGTTGGCTCGCTCAGCCACATCGCGAAGTTTGAGCATCCACTCGTCATATTTCTCACGACCGTGAGCAAATATCTCATGAGCGGCAGACTCCAGAACTGACCTAGCAACTTCGACCTCAGTCACTGCCTTAGACCGCACGTTAGCTAACATGGGTTTAATCAGACTTTTCTCGTCGATCATGCCAATCTTGATGTCAAGCTCTGGGATATAGTTGGACTTCCTTTTCAGAAAATCCGAACCAGGCATATACTCACTGCCCTCCGAATCCTTATCGGGAGGAGTCACCTTCTTTCCATACTTTCCGATCCAATCTCGAAAAGAGAAGAAATTGAACTTAGGAAACTTACTCTCCACCGTACCGTACACATCATCACCATAAGTAGTAATGGCTACACAATCTCGAAAGTACTCATACTGCGGGTAAGTCGCAAAGAAACACATTCTACAGTAGAAACTGTTAGCAATGGAGTTAATTTGGACCGTAATGTTGTTGCCCGAAGTATTTAGGGATGTCAGCAAAAGCATTGTCCCATTCCAATCGATAAGTGGGTGCACGAGGTCATTAACCATCATCTTCATAATGTAAATAGCCTCTTCGGGGTAGCCCGCATACTTACACAAACGTATAAGAGCATACAAGGCTTCCCTGGTAACTTGGCTGGACATCTTCAGATCGTACTTAGAGTAGTCCCAAGCAATTGTCCTCTCAGTACCGTATTTCTCAGCGTAATCCATTAGTTCTTGCCACTGAGGGCTAAAACTGTTGATTCCAACGGCACACTCACTCAAAACCGGATATAGAGCCAAAAATCTCACAATCGGTAAAAAGTATGTACGCAACAATATGGAAAATGCAACTGGACCACACTGAAAGACACGAACTTTGGTCTTTCCAACTTGTGTGGGTTCATCTTTGAGAACGCTACGGAAGACGGGATATCCGCGTACGCCCTGTTTCCAACACGTCATGAGGCGATCCATCTCTTTTATTACATGTTCCTTTGGAGTCCGAACTAAGAAATTATCCTTGACTTCCATGTCAAAATGTTCTTCCTTAGGGCCCATCAAAGGGAAACCCATACTAGTGGACATGACTAAAGGATCCATAAAGCGTTTGCCGGGAAGGCCATTAACAGCTTCATGTAATGTAAGAGGTCTAAAGGGCTCTCGTTGACAATGATCTTTGATAGCACTATACAATGGATCCATCCAATCTTCACATGCTCG